GTCCATGGCCGTCACGGCAGCACTCAGCGCCGCAACGGTGGCCGCGCCATCGGCAAGCGTCTCTTCCTTCTTCGTGACGCCGCTGATGCCACAGTAGGACGCAAAGCGGAAGGCGTCCAGTTCGGGCACGACCTTGTCACGGATGAACTGAGCCGACAGACGGCCAAAGGCAAGGCCAGCGGTTTCCAGATCGTCCATGACGTCCACGTCAAAGCGGCGGCCACGGTCAAAGTTGCACTTGACCGTCTCGTTCGTCATGGTGACGCCGCCCTGCACATAACCGCCGTTGCGGCTGTAGTCGGCCAGACCGTCCATGCTCATCATGGGGATGATGAGTTCGTTGGCGTTCGCGCCCTGCTTGGCGAGTTCGGGCGCACCGTCCAGCACGCTCGTAAGCGAGGCCAGTCGGTAGCACTCATCCAGCTTGGGGACAAAAGATTTTGCGAGTTCGATAGTGTTGCTCATAGGTTTTGCTCCTTATCTTATTCCATCGGCAGGCCCATTGCTTTGCGCAGGGCACTGTCAGAATTGTCGGCGGTCATGGCGGTGCGGCCCGTGCCTGTAGCATAGGGCGGCGGGGTTTCCCCGGTGTCGAACATATAACCGCTGTCTTTCTGCAGGGCAGCCAGTGCAGCGGGGATGTCCTTGTCAGGGTCATTGCTGCCGCGCAGGGTGTCCAGATCGAGCAATGCGCGGATGGCCTTGCCGCTGCGTCCATGCGCGGCAGCAATGGCAGAATCCAGCTTTGCATCAAACTGCACCGCCGCAACGCGGGCATCCGCGTCTTTCTCGGCCTGCTCTGCCTTGGCCTGCCATTCCTCGGCGCTCTTGCGCAGGCCGTCGATGTCAGTGTCCTTGTACTCGGCCAGCGCCTTGTTGGCGTCGGCCAAAGCCTCTGCCGCTGTACGCTGGGCGTCCTTGGCCGCGTCGTAGTCGGCCTTGGCGACAAAGCCCTTGTTGATCTCGGCGGCGATCTTGTTGTCGATTTCCTCATTGTACCCATCACCGAGGATGGGTTTCAGCCAATCAAGCATAGGTGATCTCCTTCGTCTGTGTTGTCTGTGTCGCTATCGTCCTGCGCTTCATCGGCGCGGGAGCAGCTGCGCTCGGTTACGATTTCGGGTTTAGAATGATACTCCTGCAGCCGATCTCTCGGCAGGTGCGGGTGCGGATCGGGTCGCAGATGCGGTGCGCGGTATTTGCCAACCTTGTGCGGCTGCGGATGCGAGACGATCCGCTTGTTTCTCCGAACGCGGGGTGCAAGGCCGAGAAATTCCCGAAGCTGCCGCATAAAGGAATCAAATGCACGCTGCAGGTCGGCATAACAGGTTGTATCATAGGTAATACAGAACATAAAGCACCTCTTGCATAATTTTGGGCACGAAAAAAGCACCGCTTTAAAAGCGGTGCAAATAGCGTTTATACAGTGTTTAAAGGGGCTTTGCTTTTTTGAACAATTCTTTGATGAAGGCGTCGTGCTCCGCTTCCAGTTCAGCCAGCGGGCGCGGAGGGGGCTTGCTGGGGTCAAAGGCGATGCGCTCATCTTCCTCCGTCCAGTTGCCTGTTGCTTTAAGCAGATAGATGGAATCCGTAGTGGCGCTGCGGTCTGGGTCAGGTGTCCAGTCGAAAAAATCCGGCTCAGGATCATCCTCAGTATAAGGCCAGCCTCGCGTAAGGTCTGCTCGCCACTTTGCGATTTCTTCTGGAGTCGGAGGGTTATCTTGAAAATACGAGCCCATACTTAGCACCATCCCTTCGCAGTTCTTCAGCAAATGCAATACGCTGCGCAAGCGCGTCTTCGATTTTGCCGGATTCACCTTTATAGAGAGGATATTTCTTTTTTAAGGTCTTAAACCAGCCCTCGGCATTCTTTTGGGAATAGCCGAACACCTTCTCGCAGGTGAACAGCGCTCCGGCATTACCGACAGCGCCGATGCCCTGCATTTGAGGGCGCTTGATAAGCTGCTGTATATCCTCTGGGCTAAGTATACCATTGCTGGGGTGATTATGTAAAGAGTAATAGGGCACTTGCATCTCCGGGGGCTTGACCTTCATACTGTTCTGCCCGCCCACATAGTAGCCTGTGCATTTACCGTCTTTGGTGAAGTTCACGACAGCCTCTGTACCGACTTCCAGCCCCTGCACCTTTTTCAGCACGCCTCTGGCGTATTCCTGCGCCAGACCGTTGACCTTGTTGGAAACGCCTTGAAAGAACGGCTTCGGCACAGCCCAGATGCGTTCATCCGTGACGCTGTACAGTTTGTGCCCTGCGATTTCTACATCCCGAAGTTGCTCCGGCGCAGCCTTTTTGTAGGCCCACACGGCCCGGTTGGACTGGCTGCGGCCAAACCCGGCCACCTGCAGGCGTTCGCTGCGGGTGGGCAGACCCACGGCCTTGCAGAATCTCGCATACTCGGCCTGCACGACCCGCAGCTTGATTTGATGCTTCTGCAGATCGGGGCTTTCGGTTTCTTCGTCGGCCAGAATCTGGCGCTTGATGAGCCGGATGCCGTTTTCGATGCGGCTCTGCTCCTGCCCGGCCTCGTACAAGCGCCTGCCAGTTCGTCCAGTGTGTCTGATAGGCCGTGAAGGTTTTCTCGCGGAACTTTTTAAGCAGTCCCCGGTCTTTCTTCGGCATCTTGTTATAGGCGGCAATCTGCTTGCGGGACATCAAGGAAGTTTCCTTTTGAGGGATAAACCTCCGACGCTCCTCGCAATCTTGCACAAACCATGAGCCGCGTATTTCGCCATTGACATACACCGCTATTCCATTGCGGAACATGCTGATGCACTCATTGACAAGGGTGACGCTGTACCCATCGCACAGTAAATTGACTTGTCCGAGTGGAGCACGCAGTCTACTCTTTGCCTTTTCCCAATCTTCTTTTTTCACAAAAACGCTCCTTCCTCTCTCTGCATTTGCCGGGGCTTGAGACCCGCGCCCATCCGGGCGGCTGCATTAAGGCGCGGGCGTCTGCCCGCAGGGGTGTCGTTAAACTAAGCACCTTTTTTCTTGCTTTTCGGGGGCCGCACGCGCGGCGGGCGGGTGTAGGCCATACTTTCAAGGGCTTCTTCATAGCCCCGGTCATAGCCCTCCCAGTAAAGGGGCGGCAGTTCGTCGGGGTCGTCAAATTCCTCGGCGGGCTGGTTCAGCACCGCTTCCTCGCGGCGGGCATCGTCCATAAGGCTGCGCGATGTGATGTAAAGGCACAGCCCCCACGCGCCCAGCAGCAGGATCATGTAGCCGAGGCTGGCGTTCACGGCCAACGCTCCGACGAAGATGCCCACCAGCGAGCCGCACATGATGCCGCCCACGGTAAAATATCCGCACTTCAAATTCATCTAAAAAACTCCTTTCCTCAAACTGCCCCCAGCATACCAATGCCCATGTGGGCGGCCATGCGGTACAGATTTTCATAGCTGACATCGTTGGCGCTGGCCGCGTTGGTGTACAGGTTCATTGCGCCGCGAATGCCCCACGGACTGCGGCAGACGCTCAGCAGGAAGTCCATTTCCTTGCGGGCGTCCTGCTCGGCAAGCACCGGGAACAGCTTCCGCACGTCATCTTCCTTGACCTTGCGGGTGGTGTACTCGCGCTGCATACGGATGCGGCTGAACAGCTGCGCAAACTGCGCTTGCTGGCGGCCCTGCAGACGGCTGTACACCTCGCTATTGCCGATGAGCACAACGCCGACGCCGTGCTCCCCGGTCATGGGGTTGTCGTCCGTCAGGGAGCGGATTTCTTCCAGCGCCGCATATTTGAGGTGCTGGGCTTCGTCGATGACGATGACCCAGTTCGTGCCGTCAAGGCGGGAACGCAGCGCCATCATCTGATCCATCTTGTTGCGGCACTCCGGCACGCGCAGGGCGCGGGCCAGCAGCTTGATGGAGCCGTTCAGTGTGCCCGTGCTGGGCGTGATGCTGATGCCCACCGCGTTCGTGGGATGGTCGCGCAGGAACTTCTGTGCGCCCTTGCTCTTGCCGACGCCCGCGTCACCGTGCAGCACGACCATGCAATGCTCCAGCTGGGCAAAGCGGATGCTCTGGCAGACATCCTCGCTGATGCTGGTCGGCACATACGCCGCGCGGGGCAGCAGGCTGGCGGTCTTCTCGGCGGCGGCCTCGGCCTCTTCATCCAGCTTGAAGAACTCGCTCAGCTGCCGCTCGACGGCTTCCACTGAGCCTTTATACTTCTGATTGAGGTAGCTGCTCAGTGCCGCGCTGGAAAGATTCACTTTGGCAGCAAACTGATTTTGACTGATGCTGTGCGTCTCCATGTAGCGCTGCGTGCGCTGGATCAGCGCGGGGTTATAGGTCTTTTCCATCTTCAATTCCTCCTCGTTGTCTGATGATGTTCTCATTCATCCTGCCGATGTCAATGTCACCGACAGCTTTAAGCAGGGGTTCTTCGCGGGCAGATTGCTGCAGCTGTATCAGCTTCGGGCTGGGGAAGGTGTCCAGTGCATCCAGATTGCGCTGGGCCAGTGCCGTTGCAAGGGTAAGGGCGCGGTCTGGATCATCCGGCAGCCGGAGGGCTGCGCCATATTCCCGCACGGCTTTTTCGGCGCGGCGCTTGGCAGCCATAAGGTCGGCGATCTGTTCTTGATTTTCCAGATACCCGGCTGTCAGCTTGTTCTGCGGTGCTACACACAAGAAGCGGTCTTCCATATCGTAGACGCGCACGCTGGACAGATCTTCCGGGTCGTACCGCACATAAACTTTCTCCTTCATGCGCATATTTACCAGTTCCGGGGTGTAAAAATCCAACTCCAAGCCGTGCAGCTTCAAGGTCACGCCGCGCCGTCCGATGCGGACGGGCTTGCTGGTGCGCAGCAGCATCAGCTGCAGATCGTCGTCACTGGCGGGGCGGCGGGCCACGCCGTTGCGCAGGCTCTCGTGCCAGACCTGTATGCGGCTCTTGCCTTTATCCTCGGCCACACTGCCGCCGTAGTCGTCGCAGTTCATGTAGCCTTCTATCAAGGTGTCGACAGCGGCGATGACTTCGGCATCGGTGGGGATGTGCTCCCCGCGCTTCAAAACGGCCTTTAGGCGGTTCGGCTTCTCGACCACGTTGCCGCCTGTGTAGGTGGGGAACAGTCGGGAAATATAGTTTTTAACATCCTCAAACCGACGTTCGACCAGCTTGGCGCGGGCATTGCGCACAATAGCGTTTGTCATTTCAATGCCCAGCCGCTCAAAAACACCGGGCGGCGCAAACGGCTCGCTGCCGTCGGCCAGCCGCTTTTTGGCGCGGTGACCGCGTCCGCCGATGTCGTAGGTCAAGAACTCTCGGCCATTGTCAACATAGGCGCGGCTCGGAATGCCAGACTTCAAGATACCCTTGCGCAGCGCGTTCAGCGTCGCTTGGCTGCCGGGGCTGTCCGTGACATACCAGCCTGTAAAGATACCGCTGCGGGCGTCCAGCCACGCGCTCAAGTACAGGCGGTGCAGCGTACCATCCGGCCCCATGCTCTCCACATCAAGGGTGTGGGTATCGCCTACCCAGAAGTCGTTGGCGTTGATACTCTCATATTCGCGGCGTATGTAGGGGCTGCACAGGTCATAGTATTTTTTCTCGCCCATGCGGCACAAAACCATGACCGGGTAAGGCACAGCCTTTGCTTTGCGGTAGAAGGTGTGATACCCCGGCAGGGGCATCGCTTCGGGCATATTCTGCTGTGCCCACTCTTCTGTCAGCGCAATGCAGCGGGGCACGGGAAGCTGACTTTCATCAAGAAAAAGTGACAGAAAAACTCTCTCAATAGCCTCCGGCATCTTGCTCATGCCCTTGCGGGCCTTGCCGCGCATATCCACCAGTGCGCCATAGTCGCCCTCGCGGATGGCCGCCCACTTCCTGTAAAGCGTCTCCACGCTGATTTGACGGTCTGGCTCTTCCATCCGGCACAGCAGCACAAATTTTTCGTCGCACTCGGCTTTCTTTGTCCCGGCCTTGTTGCGGTAGGTCTGCCAACGGTCAACGGTTGTTATCCAGTACCCAATTTCACCGCGTTCCTCGGCAGTGTAGGCTTCCAGCGGTTTGCAGGCGGCGGGCTTGTCAGCCTTTTTCGCCTTGGCCGGGGCCGCCGCAGGCAGCGCGGCGGGCGCGTGCTCCGCAAAGTATTTCTGTTGCGCCGCATCAGGCAGGCTGGAAAGCGGGAACAGGTACTCCGGCCTGTTTCGTTCGTTCATGTGGGTCTGATAGGGCAGTTCGCCAGATTTAGCCATTCTCTGAACGTGTCGGACAGACAGCCCCATCAAGGCACTTGCTTCCGATGCTTTCAATAACGCTTCCAAAAAATCACCTCTTTCTGACCTGCCATCATCAGACTGTGTAGGTCATCTCACAGTGACGCCCCGCAGGGGCGTTTCGGCTTGTTGATAAAATTGCTTTAGGCTGTTCATTTCCCGCCATTCATGCTATAATCACATCAAAAGGATGTGTAAAAATGAATGTATTCACTTGGTTTTCTGACAGAAACAACATTACGTTCCTCATTGCGATTGCTGGTTTTGCAATGTCGCTCTATAATTTTTTTCGCGCTCTGTGGGATAGGCGATGCGCACTTTCCATTGACTATGTGAATCACCACTGTTCTCCATGCAAAGGGCATACACGATTTGAAATCCGTATGAACATACAAAATCTGTCCTCAGCCCCATTGAGCATTGTTCGGATGTACATTATCTGTGATGGAAAGTCTTACAGCTTCGCTTTTCCTGCGCAAGAAGTAATGGAATTTACCCACACAAAGGGAGGCATCGAAACACGGCATTCAGAGGTTTTGTCACAATCCTTGCCGTTTACGATTTCCGGGCATGGTGTATGTGGAGCATATTTTGCTGCTTACCTTCCGCCAGAACTCCAAAGCAAGCTGGAAGGAAAATGCAAATTTCAACTGGCCGTGCAAACGCCGCAAAAGCGTGTTGTCTTTGACATTGATGCGCATAATCCCGGTTTGGATTTTGAAGAGTACGGTTTCTTTACCAATGCTTAATAATCTCAGCCAAAACATTGAGAATGATGGAACCGACTGCCAGAATCAGTGCCCAGTCTTGGAGGGTCATAGCATTCACCACCCTTCGCCGCAATCGTCAGCACTGAACTGGCCCCCGGTGCTGTAATTCCACTGCAACTCGATACCCCGACCCGGCACATCGTACAGCGCGGGACCATGTGCGCAGCACTTCCAGCCGTCCTTCGGCCTGTGTACCCATGCCAGATCGCGCTCGGCATCATACCGATCCACCTTGTAAATGCCTCCGGCGTTGGGGTAAGTTTCCCCAACAATCGGCTTGTCCGGCAGCCTGCGGATGCGCTGGCTGCCTGCATCAATGTTCGTCATCGTCAAATTGCACCTCGCTTAAATGCTGTTTATACGGTCTTTTACCGCTCCTTAAAATTAGGACAGCGGTAAAATCCTCGCGCCATGCCCTCGGCCCGCTCCACCAGTTGATGGCGTCTTCCAGCGTGGTGAACTCCGGGCCGTAGGCTTCCTGTATGGCTTCAATAATTTTCATACCGCTCTCCTTGGCCTGCCATCTTCAGTACCGGGCGGCCATTCCCGGCAGACAGCCCCGGAGGGCCGTTTCGGCTGTTATGCGCCTAGGTCAGCATCCTTGAACAACTCACCCGGTTCAACTCCCAAGGCAAAAGCGATGCGTTGAACGTCTTCCGGGCGAATAATTCGAGTATTATGCACCATGTACCCGAATGTTTGCCTTGAATATCCAGCTTTGCGAGCCACTGCGCTCTGCTTATAGCCCCTCTCGCTAATGATGCGGAGTATGTTATCGGAAACTGGGCGATTGCTAATTACCATTGAATCTTACCTCCTTTACTTTTTTAAAAGTGGAGTATCTCGAACTATTTATAATATAGTCGAGTTGCTCCACTTTGTCAAGCGGGTTCTTGCATTTGTGTCCGACTTTCTCGAACTTTTTGTTGACGGAAACCTTCACTGGCGATTATAATTGTCTTTGAGGTGATACCAAAATGTCTTATAATAGCAGACTTCGTGAAGCGCGGAAAAATGCTGGATTAACTCAAACCGAACTGGGCAACATGGTCGGCTGTGCAAAAACAACTATCACAGGGTACGAAACAGGTAAAAGTGAGCCGAGCATGGCAATGC